CCTCTCTTGCGGTTGGTCGCGGCGAAAAGCTGCCGGTCTCCAAAGGGGCGGGACTTACCGCCAAAGGCCGTGCCAAATACAACGCAGCCACGGGTAGTAATCTGAAAGCCCCACAACCTGAAGGTGGCGCAAGGAAGAAGTCGTTCTGCGCACGTATGTCTGGTATGCCGGGACCCATGAAGGATGAAAAAGGCCGTCCGACCCGTAAAGCTGCTTCATTAAAAAGATGGAAATGTTAACTATGGCGACCCCAGAAATAGAAACAGCGCGAGAGCTTGCTACTCATGCGAATGACATAGAGCATTTGCAAAAAGATATGGACGCTATGCGTGAAGACGTTGCGGCTATTCGTAAATCGTTGGAAGACATCAGCAAAAAACTGGCTTCTGCTGAAGGTGGTTGGAAAATGCTGATCGCAATTGGTAGTTTTGCCGGAGGTTTGATTGGTGCGATCCTTGGTTTCTTTGGGGCCAAGGCGCACTGATGCCAGCCAAGTCGGCCAAGCAGGAAAAGTTCATGCAAGCGGTTGCGAACAACCCCAAGTTCGCTAAAAAAGTCGGCGTGCCCACAAGCGTGGGGCGCGAATTCACTAAATCAGGAGGCGGTATGCCAGTCAAACCAATGTCAGAATCCAAAGCTCGTTCACAAGAGTCCGATACAGCAAAACGTGCAGCTATGAGTGGTAGCGGCATGAAAAAAGGCGGTATGGCAAAAACAAATCCGTTCATGGAAATGATTGCTAAGAAAAAAGCTATGGCTGGCAAGCCTATGAAGAAGATGGCTTCTGGCGGTCTGGCTGGTGGTCATAAGTCGGCTGACGGTATTGCGTCTAAAGGCAAAACCAAAGCCAAACAAATCACCATGTCTGGCAGCAAAGGCATGAAAAAAGGCGGTTACTGCTAATAGGAGGCCGTCATGGCTGGTAAATTTTACGAGACTATCCCTGATAAAAATCCTTCCAAGGGTTCTGGCACTATTAGATCTACCGCGACAAAATTACCTGCCAAAGTAGATCCAGATGCGCCTTCGCAAACTGTGCTTGAGTCGCTTAAAAATGAGCGTATAAATCAGGAACAGGACATGCGTAATCGTAAAGAACGTGAAGCCTACGAGAAGTACGATAAGACTCGTTTGAAAGACCAAGGGGGTTTTAAAAAGGGCGGCTCCGTAAAGTCCGCTTCTTCTCGTGCTGACGGCATAGCTATACGCGGGAAGACCAGAGCATGATGGCCTCACGCGGTATGGGTGCAATGAACCCTTCCAAGATGCCCGGCGGGAAAAAGAAAGCCCGTCGGGATGACACCGACTTTACGCAGTACAAAGAAGGTGGGAAGGTCAACGCTGCTGGTAACTACACCAAACCAGAACTTCGTAAGAAGATCGTGTCGCAGGTAAAGTCCGCAGCCACTCATGGCACAGGCGCAGGTCAGTGGTCAGCCCGCAAGGCACAGCTTGTGGCTAAGAAGTACAAGGCCGCTGGCGGCGGGTATCGTGACTGATGAGTGTGCTGCGCGTTCGTCCTGACCTGATGTTTGTTGGTCAGGTACATGGTAAAGGCGTAGCAGTACCGCCAGAAGCCAAAGCGGCCATAAATAAATATGGGGCTTGGTATGAGGGCAGTGGGGATGACCGATTGCCGGGAGTTAAGTACCAAGGCTCATGGGACGATCTGCTGGCAAAAGACGTAAAGGGATACCCAAAAGAGTTTTTGTTTGTTATTTTTACAAACACAGCAGTAAACGAACAGAAAGAAATACTTCCCGGTCCCGGTACCATTTTTGACCGGCTGCTTAAAACGCAGGGGCAGTACGGATATTTTAAGAGTCGTAAGTTTGATGCCGATACGTTGACCGCTTTCTTAAAAGAAATGGGCGGGGCGTACTTGAAAGACAGTAAGGCAGAGGCAACAAAAGAAAATGTGGCGGCTTTTATAAGCAGTGGCGAAAAGGACATGTGGGAGTCTGGCAGTACGCCAGCAAAGAAGATGGCAGACAAGGCAAACAAGCACCGAGACATGTGGCTTCTGTCGCAACCAAGAGGTGTTTATTTTGTTGGTTCAGACCACCTGAAAGACTTAAAATCGCTGCAAGCAGGTAAGAGTTCTGGCGTTGAAAAGACGGACGTAAACCGGAAAAACACTAGACTAATATGAAGGCACCACAGAAAAGCTTGAAAGACTGGGGAGACCAGAAATGGACCACAAAGTCAGGAAAGCCATCGTCAAAGACCGGCGAGAGGTATCTCCCGGAAAAGGCAATCAAGGCGTTAAGCCCAGCCGAGTACGCAGCCACTACGAAGGCAAAGCGGGCAGGGAAAGCAAAAGGTAAGCAGTTCGTTGCACAGCCCAAGGGCATAGCCAAGAAAACAGCAGGGTTTAGATAATGACCACATCCGGTACAGCCAGCTTTAATCTTGACCTCAACGAAATGGTTGAGGAGGCGTTTGAACGCGCCGGGAGTCAGTTGCGTACTGGTTACGATCTGCGCACAGCCCGGAGGTCTTTGAACCTCCTTTTTGCCGATTGGGCAAACCGTGGCGTGAACATGTGGACGTTCGAGCAGAACACCATCACTTTGACACAGGGGCAACCAACTTATGCACTTCCTGACGATACTGTTGATCTACTGGACCATGTTATTCGGACTAACGCCAACCAGATAAACAACCAAGCTGACCTGACAATTACCCGCATCTCGGTCTCAACCTACGCCACTATCCCCAACAAGTTAACCCAAGGTCGTCCAATTCAGGTCTGGGTGCAGCGTTTGTCGGGCAGTGAGTCTTTACTTGCAGGTACTTTGCAGGCGGGCATATCGGCAACAGCTACAACCATTCCTGTGACTTCGCTGGCAGGCGTTCCGACTGCGGGCTTTATTCGGATTGGCACAGAACTGATCGGGTTTAATCAAACTCAACCTGCGGAAAACGGCAACCCAGCGTACTTGCTGAACTGCACACGCGGGCAGGACAACACAACGGCAGCAGCGCACTTGGTAAGCGCGGCCATATACGCCGTTCAAAAGCAAAGCATCACCGTCTGGCCAACCCCAGACAGCGCCTACACCTACCAGTTCGTTTACTGGCGCATGCGCCGTATTCAGGATGCAGGTACGGGCGGCACCAAGACCATGGATGTGCCGTTTCGTTTTGTCCCTTGTTTGGCCGCAGGGCTGGCATACTACATTGCGCTGAAAGTACCGGAAGGCTTGTCCCGATTGGACATTCTGAAAGCCCAGTATGACGAGGCGTGGAACAATGCAGCCAATGAGGATCAGGATCGGGCGGCAGTTCGCTTTGTACCAAGGCAGTACTTTATTGGTGGCGGTTAATTGTGGGTAACAGGTTTGCTTCCGGTAAATTCGCAATTGCGGAGTGCGACCGGTGCGGGCAGCGGTATAAGCTCAAAGAATTAAAAAAGCAGGTCTTGAAGACCAAGACCTATAATCTGTTGGTGTGCCCAACTTGCTGGGACCCGGATCAGCCGCAGTTGCAGTTGGGTATGTACCCGGTGGATGACCCACAGGGCTTGCGGGACCCTCGGCCTGACTTGAGTTACTACCAAGCAGGCTATACCGGGCTACAGCTAACGCAAACCGTGGGGGCTGGTGAAGATGAGAATGGCGACCCCAGCGGGGGCAGTCGGGTGTTTCAGTGGGGCTGGAGGCCGGTGGGCGGAGCCAGTGCTAATGATGCGGGGCTGACACCAAACTACTTGGTATCTGCCGGAGTTGTAGGTACAGTTACGATTACTTAGGAGTTGACATGAAACATGATGATAGTAAGAAGGACAAGCCACTCATGGAAAAGATTGCCAAGAAGGCGGTCAAAGGCCACGAGAAACGTATGCACAAAATGGCCAAGGGCGGCGTAACTAACGACCAGCTTAAATCTATGGGCCGCAATCTGGCACGAGTCGCCAATCAAAAATCGGGCTAATCATGGCTAAATTTTCACAAAAGCAGGGCGGCAAAGAAATAGGCCAAGCTGCTGTTTACGCGGAGCCACATACCATGGACGGTAAAGCAATCAAGGCAGAGCCAACAAAAGGCGAGTCAGGAGCCAAGTGCATAGACAGCATGAACATATCTGTTGGCGGTCTTTCCAAGGGCAACTACAAAGAACCGAAGACTTCGGGCATCAAGATGCGCGGTACTGGCGCAGCAACTAAAGGCGTAATGTCTCGTGGTCCGATGGGCTAATCATGACGTACAACGAACTGTTCATTGCTGTTAAGAACTACCTGCAAAACGACTTTCCGTCAAATACGTGGACGAACGTAGCAGGTACAGGCACGACTACGTCTGACGGCACTGAGCAGATCAACACCTTTATCAAGCAGGCTGAAGAGCGCATCTACAACAGCGTTCAGATTCCGGCGCTACGTAAGAACGTCACAGGTTTGACCACATCAGGTAATAAGTACTTGTCCTGCCCAGCAGACTTCTTGTCGGTCTTTTCGATGGCGGCAATTGATGCAACAGGCAACTATGAGTATCTGCTCAACAAGGATGTGAACTTTATCCGTGCAGCGTACCCCAATCCAACAGAGTCCGGCATTCCAAGATACTACGCTTTATTTGGCCCCACGGTGGTGACCAGCGTTATTACGGACGAGTTGAGCTTTATCCTTGGCCCTACCCCCGACGCCGGATACACCATCGAACTGCATTATTACTACTACCCAGAGTCAATTACTGTGGCCGCTGATGGCCGCACATGGCTTGGCGACAACTATTCCCCAGTGCTTTTGTATGGCACGATGGTCGAGGCGTACATCTTCTTAAAGGGTGAAGTGGATC